TAGCACTTGTTCCATCACCTGATGCTCTATAAAAAGTATATTCAGCCTGACCTTCAACAAGATCAATATTGGTATTCCCTACTTCCCAGTAGTGTAAACCTCTATTACCCCATTCTTGAAACATTACATTTAAAGAACGTCTTGCCGTTTTTAATTGATAACCTGATACAGATTGTAAACCTATTCTCTCATAAGCTTCTGCTATTATTTCATCAACAGCAAATGTCTTGTCGAACGTTACTGTTCCGGAAGTAGTATTAGCCATTTTCTACTCCTAGTATGATTTTTTCAACTCTAATATAATCGTATACGCATCGTTAGATGTGTGATGTAAAGTTGTTAAATCAATATCACCATTAATGCCACCACCTGCATTATTTTTAATTCCACCAAAAGATCTAAAATCAAAATGTCCATTAGTAGGTTCTAAAGCTACTCCAGCGCCTAAAATTAATGCTTTAACATTAGATGAAGCATTCCATTCTAAATCGACTCTCATTCCCGAAATTGCATACCATACTTGTGTAATATGAACTCTTGCACACTCGGCTCCTGTATGTGAATTCGCGGTTAAAGCTGAGACATCTACTTTTGCTACAGATGCTTCACCTGAACCATCTGATATATTTGTAAACTTCATTACAGCGGTTCGATCGCCATCTGATAAAGTTTGACTTGTTACTGCGTCTGCCATTTTTTCCTCCTGTTAGAGAGAGGGAGCCGAAGCTCCCGCTCTAATTAAAGTTAATTTATTAGTCTGTGAACTTAGTTCCTGGTGTACGAGTTATTTTAAGACTCTTCACCAAGATTGCAGAATTTGCACTTGTACTTTGAACAGTAAGATAAGGTACTACTGTATCACCATCATCAAACGTAAATGCTTCTGTTGAGGATGGAGCAGCTAATGTGCCCGCATCCATAACTGCAGCACCAATGTGAGAGTATGTTACTACTCCACCTGAAGTCACAGAAATTTTAAATCTGTGATTTTTACTTGCTGCTGTTGCGTCAGTTGAATCAGTATATGAACTTGTACCATCATTAAGTCTACTTGCAATTTGAACATCATCCGCTGATTGAACACCAAATGCTACAAAGTCAGTGTAAAGAGCATCACCTGATGCTGCTGCTAATATAGCACCATGACCTGTTTCAAATTCTTCTACTTTTCTAAACCCAATTGTAACTGCATCTTGATCAGTATAGTCAACACTGTGAAATGTTGCATCAAAAGTCATTGCATGAGTACCAATTGTACATGCACCATATCCACCAAATTGTGTACCACCGAATACAATTTCAAGACCTGTGTTGTCTGCAGTTGCAGCATCACCTTGAAGATTTAAACCCGCTACTGTGGCGTTTGTATCTGTTGCTGGAATTGTACCTTCTACAAAAAAACCACTTGCAGCAACTGTATGTGCACCAACAACACTACATTGTGCTGGACACACTTGACCAGTTGTATTTGGCCAAAGCATACTGAACAATTCACCAGCTGCTAATACACCATCAGCTCCGCCTGCTCCTGTAAGTGTTGAAACAATTGGAGTTGGACATGAAATGTAATCCCAATCTACAAGAATTTCTGGTTGTCTTCTTGTTAAAACACCTGCAGAGCTAACTGAAAAATCATCAGTATAAACTCCGGTTGAAGCTGCTTGTGTGGTAACTTTAAGACCAGATTCTGCTCTTACCGTTCCTTTAAAAGTTGTGTTTGCCATAATATTCCTCCTAGAATATTTTAAATGTAGTCCCTAGGGGCATGTCGACTATACGCGTCTACATTTAATTTTTTTTAAAATTTGTATAGTGGCAAATTTATATGTTATTTTTTGATTGAGTGCAAGAGATCCCTGCATAAAAGTACGATTTCAGCGATGTGGCGTTTATCTAAGTTGCCACAGAAACTTCGGGGGCTGAATCACTAATTTTATTTTCTCTATCAGCAATTTTAGATTCTTCCAGTTTGATCTCAGTAATAATACCTTTAATTGCATTATCAATTTCGACCATATCCAGAGTATATTTACCACTTTGCTCATACTCCAACTGCCACTTCAACTCCAAGGACCTTTTCTGTTTGTATAGGTCTTCGGTCATGACTAACCTCCTCATAGGTTATTCTACGGGCATCTCAAAACATTCCCGTTGATTCCCACTTTATACTCTTTTCTCCTAATTTGTCAAGGATAGATTGTTCAATAGATTCAGGATTATCCCCCGCTAAAACTTCAAATTTAGCATGACAATCATAAGCCCATATATGTACTAGGAATTTTTTAAGCATTTCTTACCTTATTTACAAATTGCGGCGGAACTGTGTCCCGCCACAAAATATTATTTTATATTACGCACCTTCAACGCCGAAGATACCTCTATAGTCGGATACTCCAAACGAGTATCTTTCTCTAGCTTTGTATCTAACGTTGCCAGTATCAAAATCACCTTCCATAGCAGTTTTTAAAGCTGCTCTTTGGAACAATTTCATACCGTTAGGGACATCCGTAATAATATACCAACTGTCAGTATCAGTTAAGAAATTATTCACTCTATATCCTTGAGGAACCATTCCCATTGATGCTACAGCATTGATATCATTATCAGCTGTACCAGTTCTGCCTTGAGATTTCATCAATCTTTCAGCTGCGAACTGATTAGCAGAAGGGATAATCATTTTAATCCCTCTAGCTGCTACTCTTAACCCACGTTCATCAGTCATTCCAGCAATGTCAATTAGACCTTGCTCTAATGATGTTTCGTTTAAGTCTGCTTGCGTAGTTAAAGTATTTTTAACCGCTGTTCCACTAACAGTTGTGTGGTTAGTTGAGAACAGAGATTTGCCGTCACCTGAAAGAAATGTTGCCACTGAGGACAAACCATTATTCAAAGGTGTTACAGCTTTTACTTGTTTCGCATTAGACATAGATCTTGCTAAAGCTTTTGTGTATCTAGAAGCAATTCTATCGTAGAGATTATCTTCGATAGCTTCTTCTGTGATTGCAAATGCTAAAGCAATTGTGTCGTGAGTATAACGAGCTGTGTAGGTTTCTTGCGCTTCATCGAAAGAAACACCTGAACCTTCAGCTTTTACTTGTGCGTTAGCGAATCCAGATAACATAACTTCCTCTTCGAAAGCTCTGTCACTTGATTCAGTAGTATAAATTTCAGCGTGCTGATTTTCATACCGTTTGTACTCCAGGCCAAATAAAGCATTTAAACCTGGCTCTAGTTCTTTAACTAGTTGTGATCGTGATATAGCCATAATTTATCCTCCTTATATGCCTGCTACGTTATTTCCTAAGATATGTTCATTGATTCCTACTCTAAGAGCAAAACCTTCTGCGGTTGTGTCTTTATGATCAGGATCCGTAGAAACACCTAGGATTTTTAGTTGAGCCTTCGTGTTGGCTGTCGTTGCCGATATCTTTGTTTTAGATATAAACAACGGAGTCGTTCCAACTGCTGAAACCACGTCTGCACATCCCCCGACTTCGTTCTGATTGAACGCTGTGTCAGCAGACATTATTTCGTACATCTGCATAGGATTGGACGTTATAAATGCTACAGCATCTGATGCTGCCACACTTGCCGGCCAGTAGTTAGACCACGTAGGCTTGTTTGATGTTGGATCAGTATAGAAAGCACCGTTCAGTGAACCGACGTTATTTGCATCGGTGTCTGCTGAAACTAATATTACTCCGTCTGCTGTTATTTTACACAAATCGTGATGTGAAATTAACGCAGATCCGGAAGCAATAGACCACTCACTAAGACCAGCGTTGTCGTCGGTCTGTCCAACGTTTTTAATGGGTCTCAAACCAAACCCGGTTGTTGACGCATTAGCCATGTTTGTCTCCTTAGTAGATAATTCCTTATCTACTTGGTTAATTTATTCGTTGGTTTGAGAATTGTTAAAAAATTAACTATTCCTGTTACCACCGAAGGTTGTACGAGTTTGCCTATCTTGATTGATTGGCATTCTCTTATCCTGATCCTTATGTAAATCGTGTTCTAAAGCTTCGTCTCGTTCTTTTGCTAAACCAGCATAATATTGAGAACGTTCAATTGCGATCTCGTTTGGTACTCTTGTCAAGACAAGGCCTCCGTGCCCGATCACCCCTTTGTATTTACCGTCGGTAATAACTGGGTAGTCATCATTAGGGAATTCGTCAGATCTTACTAGTTCATAACCAGCTCGAAGTCTGCCTTGGACATTTTTCGTGTCCTGATATCCCAAAATCTCAACCCTAACCCACCTATGTCTAAAACCGTTCGGTGCGTTGGGCGTATCTAAGTACGATGGTGGAGTCCAGTGTTTTTTACGTTCAGTTTTCACTCTACTCTGGCTCGCACGGGAAGCTTTACTATTTTCTTTTTGCATATGCTTATACCTCCTGCGTGTTCATAAGTTGTTTCGCATAATCTTCTAGTGGCACACCTAATTTTTTAGCAATTTGTACTTGTGAAGGTGTGAGTTTCACCGTTTTGCGACCGGTCTTTGTACTACGCGTAGCCGAAGCTACGTTTTGTGTAGGTTTACTAGTCGGTTCTATCTTCTTACCAAATTTGTGGGGGAATTCAAGTTTTATTCTTCGTTCCACCTCAGAATAATATTCATCTGATTGTGGGTCATATCCCTCCTCCTCAGTAAGTTTTCTATGTAAATCAAAAGCAGTGTACGTCATAGCTGAATTACTACCAAACCATTTGTTTTTAGAAGCCCATTCCTTTGCTTTCGGATCTGGAGCATCTAGATTAGGTGGCATCGTTTCTGCCTGTTTAGGTTGTTCCTTGGCTGCTTTTGCTTTCATTTCCTGCCTAGTTTTCAACTCGGCAAGTTTAGCCTGTTCATAACCTAATTGGGACATCGCTGTAGTTGCTTCTACTTCTGATTTAAGATCATTATTTTCTCTAGCTTTTCCAAGTTTTGCTTGTGCCGCCGCTAAAGAAGACTTGATTCTATTTTCCATTTCAGATGCATAACCTGTATCTAATTTGGAAACTTTAGAAGTTAGATCGTCTTTTTCTTTCATAACGCGTTGAGTGTATGAAACAGCTTCATCCCGCTGTCTTTCCGCCTCACGCATTTTTTTGGTTAACTGAGCAATACGTTTTTTAACGCCTTTGCCATACTCATCAATTTCTTTCTTTTGATCTTCTTTCGGCTCTTCAGTTACAGTTTCAGATTCTTCCGGTTCAGCTTGTACTTCAGTCTTTTGTTCGCTATCTTGAACATCAGGCTGCTTATCAGATTTCTCAGATGAATCATCGGGCTGAGTACTGTCCTTACTATCAGTTTCTGCATTTGTTTCCTCCTGTTCTACTGATTTTACTTTTTCTTCCGGTAATTCAACTTCGGCACCAGGACCACTCGTGTCGATGTCTACCATTTTTCCTTGTTTTTTTTCTTTGTCGTCTGGCATAGTTCTCCTCTATGTTTAAAAGTCGTGGAATATATCTTCAGGGTTCTCCACGGTCGCTAGAATTTCATCATCATTAAGAAGTCTAACTTCACCCCCATCAATTTTAATTCTGGATCCCGCATAACGTGCGAAGATCACCCAATCTTTCTCCTTGCACCAGGGACCATCTGGGTATCTTTCTTTATCCCTGTAGCAATCCGGACCCATTTTTAAAACCACTCCACAAGTTGATGCGACTTGTGATCGGTCAATTGCATCGTCCGTCATTATGATTCCACCTTTTGTTTTTTCTTTTTGTTTAAAAGGCAGAACTAACAATCTCCATCCCGTAGGAAGGGGAAGTTTAGCTGATTCTTTTTTAGTTGATTGAACTCCGACTAATTCTTTATTTGGTAGACTTATCTTTGGGGCTACCTTTGATGTCGATGACTGTTCCTTTTGTATCATAATGCTCCTTTTTTTCTAGCAGGCTGGATATTTCCTGACTTAAATATTGATACGTTCGTATCTGTCCTAACATATAGTTGTATTTTTCCATATTGTCAACAGCTCCTGATACCATTGTCGTAACAACATCGTTGTGTCGATCGTTGATAAGTTTCTTTAATTTACTAATTAATACTAGGTCTTCCATAATGTCTTTCTATTGTTGATATTTTTTCTTCAGCATCTGCCATAGTTTTTAACAGTTTATCAACCTCTTGTAAATACTGAGAATGACCCCCAATCCCGACTGGATTAGTCAGGTATATCTCAATTGTAACTGAGGACTCTTTAATAATAGCTTTATACTTGTGTAAAAGGGCGTCTAAGATTTTCTCTCGAATCAAATTACCAACCTTTGACGGCTAGTTTAGGTTTTCCTTTAATTAATCCGCCTTTAGCGTACCCACGGACCCCTAGACCTGGACCCGGACCTCTCATTCCTTTACGGGGATCTCTTCTTCCCGTCACATTTGGACCAGGGCCTGCTCCTCTCATTCCCATATCTGGGGAATAAAATCCATGAATCTGTGCTCTTCTTGCAGCGTCTGCGATTCTTCCACCGCCTTGTGCTCCAACAGCTCTTTTTATTTTCTTGGCTGTAGAACCCGAGAGTTCTGGTTTTGGAATATTTAACTTTTTCTTAATACCTTTGCCTGAAACTAAAGGTTTTTTCTTTTCTTCACCTTTCAATCTTGTGTGGTATTTTTTACCTTCAAATGTAAATTCTTTTTTACCAGCTTTTCTAGCTGCAGCAAAAGCTTGTCCTCTTTCACTTACTTTAGTTCCTGTAGCTTTTTCATAGACAGCTTTTTTCTTGCTGCCTGAATCAGCGCCACCGCCTTTTCCTTCTTTTGCTTTTATATCGGCTGCTTTGCTTTTAGCTATTTTTTTCTCTACATCTTTCTTTTTCGTTGTAGCGTAGTGAAGTTTGCCTAGTTCTTCTCCAGTCCAACCTGAACCT